TGATTAGATTTTTTAATGTTATAGTTTACTTCTCTGTTTAATTCATCTTTCCCCGCATTCACAATAGTTAATTGATTAGCAATTTTTTGTTTAAATTTATTTTGCTCTTCAATATTCATACCCTTATAATACTCTGCAAGTTCATATTGATCTGGAGACAATACATCGCCATTGTATGTCTTTTTAATATTGTTATATTTTTCTAAATCCTGAATTACTTCATTAATTTTGTCGCCTTTATATAAAGTAGCAATATCTTTAGCAACAAACTCATCATCTATATTTTTTAGTTCATTTTTTAAAATAGTAGTAAGTTCTAGTTGATTTCTAGTCATACTAAGACTTGTATCAATAGCAGTTTTTTCTACTGCTGCTTTATACATTTGCTTTTGTTGTAAACTAGCATCTGGGTTGTTAGCTAAATATCTGCTGTAGTTATCTTTCTCTTGCTCAATCATTGTTTTAGCATTAAGTTCTGCTTGTTCTTGTTGCTTGTTTTTAAATATTTGATCGCCTTGTAAATAAACATTGTGTGCATTAGCAGTTGCTTTCGATCCATAAGATTGAGCTTGTTTTGGATCTATGTTTGCAAAAAATTCTATTTGAGCTTGAATAGGCTCTTTTAACTTAGCAAGCATCTCTTCTGAGTTTGCTATTTGTCCTGTCCTTACTTGTTCTAAAACATCACTATTATATTTATTTAAATCAATACTAAGCTCACCAGCAACTTGTTGACCTAATACTTTAGTTATAGCTTCATTGTAAGCAGTACCGCCTTTTAAGTAACTTTCTACTGGATTGCCACCAGTATCCATAGCTTGATCTAATTGTTCAGCAGTAATTGGGTTTCTTATTGCATCTTCAACAGCTTTATCTGTAGCGTACTCAACTGCTTTTGCTTGAAACTCTGTTTTTGCAGTATCTAGAAATCTATTAATACGCTGACTTGTAATATTTTCTTGTCTAATAACAACATCCGTTATTCCAGCAATACCTTCGTATGTTGGAGTCATTTTTTTATATGTAGGTAGTTGAGCCATTATGTTGGTATCCTTGATTCTTCAAATAGTTTTGCTGCGCTCCCAATATATCCTAAAGCCTCTACCTTTGATCCAAATGCAGCTGAGTCACCCGCAGCTCTTAACAATGATGATTCAGCATCAGCAAAGTTATCATTATTTAGTTGGTTAAATTCTGCCATCTGTAAATCACTTATATATTCTTTTTCGTTTTCTTTCATAATTAATTTAACTGAGCCATCTAAACCATTAACTCCACCTGCATATCCAGCCGCAAGAGCAGAGGCATTGACAGCCATCAATCTTTTTGCTTTTTCATTAGCATCATTAATATAATTAAGTTTGTTTATTTCGTTTTGAGCTTGCACTTGTTGAGCTTGTAAGTCGTATTGACTTTGCATTAGATTGCCTTGAGATAAAGCATTTATTCCTTGCAATACAGAAGTTCCTGTTGCAAGCATTTGAAACGGAGTCATAGATGATAATGCACTTGAAAAACCAGCAAGTAACCCGCCTCCAGCTCCAGGATTCATAATTAATGGATTTTGCATCATAGATGTTAATCCAGTGTAAGTTCCTCCTGTTGTTGCTGTTGTTGCTGCTGCTGTACCTCCTGATGCGTACATTGCCCCTGCTGTTAATGCTAAAGGTAGTGCTACTTTAACTGCTCCGCTCATATCTTATGTTCCTTGATAAACCGATATTTTATATTCTAAACCCAATAAAGTAAGCTTTAATGGCGCACTTTGTGTTACAGTAATTTGTCCATTATTGTTATACCCAAGTATACCATGTAAGACTTTAGTCCCTGTAAACTCTGCTACTGCTGTATCTAATGCTCCAGATCCTAAACTTCTTATTGGAACTAAATTACCATTGATTACTATGTTTTGTGTTTCAAACAACAAAGCATTGACTTCTACTATTCGTTTTTTAAATCCTATTCTTGTGCCTGATTGCATCTTAGTTTCTAATGGCATAGTGGTTATCTGTATGCTGATAGGTAATCCACACTCTGAACTTGCAGTTGGTGGATTAGTAAAGGTAACTGTGCCTCCTCCTGGTACTGTTTGATTTGCCTCTACATAACCATCAGAAATACAATTAACTGTTTGTCCTTCTAGGTGTGCCATGTTAGCAGTTGTAGATGTTGTCCCTACTACGCCACAATCAGTTAAAGAATCATCATCAAATACTTCTACATAATATTTATCTGAACCACTATCTGTTCTTTTAACCACTGTATATATATCTGTAATGTCTACACCTACATCTATAAATGATCCTGTTGTTGTAAACTCAGATGCTGCTATAACATTTTGTGATTGTAGTAGTGAGTAAACAGTTATACTGCCATCAGTAGCATTCGTTATTAATAATAAATCATTTTCATCTGTAGCTACTGCACGCCTAATATCCATGTTAGTAGGATCTTTTAATAAATGACCGCTTAACAATGATATTTTAGCTGTTTGGTAAGACAGTGTAGTATCTGAATAATTAATAGTAGATAATGCTTTACCTTGTCTTTGTATAAATAATATGCCTGATTCTAATTGTTTTACTCGTATACCTTCTTTCGATCCATTACGAGATGTTGTAGATAAGAAAAAGTTAGATGGTGTTATAGCTGATATATTGTCTTGGATAACAGCAAACTCACCACCAGTAGTAAAGATTTGCAAGTCCCTACCAGAGATAATATCTGTAATAGCATTAAAAGTATTGGTATCCAAGGTAGCTTCTACTGCATCGTCATCTAGTCCTTCTACTGCTTCAAAATCAAAAAATAATGCTACTTTCGATCCCCATATAGTTGATGGTCTTGATTTACTACCACCAAAATATAATCGTCCTTGATGAAAGGTAACTGTTCTTGGGTATCCTTTTGATGATGACCATACATCTTCATAACCTGTTTCTAGTTCCCAATCAGCATTAGCTATTTGTGATGTATCAAAGAATGGAAACTCTGTTACAACATTAACTGTTGTGCCTGTTGTTACTTCTATAATTCTTGCACGCCCTTGTGGTGTAACATTGATGTACTGACCTACATGAGCAGATGTAAATATAGAATGCTGTGCGGTTAAAGTAACTTTTCCAGAAACATCGCTTGGTGTTAAGTGACCAGCAGAACTTGTATTAAATATAACAATAGTAAATGCATACTTAGGAATAGAATCAAATGATATAGTGCTAACAGTCCAATCAGTATCTGATGCGCCACGAACTATTTTTCTAGGTGCTAGATCTGGATGCACAATAATTAATGTATCAGCAGATTGTGTCCAACACATCTTGTCTAAAAAAGTGCTAGTAATTCCTGTACTAGATTCTGTATGTACTAATGCTTTGTTTTTGTATACAAACATAGTGTCGTTTGTAAAACACAACATATAACTATCATCTACAGAAAACTCAAACGATACTAATCTAACGCCACTTGCTGGAGTTCCTGTAAGTTCATTTATAAATTTAGTGCCAGGTCTACGAGTAACGCCACCTTGTGGCTGACATATAACATTTTTTGCTGTTTCTAATGAATTGTTATAAGACTCTATATCTATTCTAGCTCTGACAAGAGGATCTAACTCTCCAGAAGTAAAGTTGGTTTGCATGCTAACAAAGCGTGCCATTAGTACCTCACATCAATAAGTGTAAAGTCTTGTATTCCGTTTGTTGGTTGTCCTTGCCCATCTATATTCATAGCTTGGCGCATATAACCACCACGACCATTTTCTGATGGAGTGCCTTGTGCTACAGTTCTCCAGTAATCAGTTTTTTCTATTTGATCTGTAATAGGCATTGCTAAGTGCCATGCTAATTGATACTTCATGTTTTGCACAAAGTAATGTGGCATTTCATATTCTTCTACTGCATATTGATAATCAACATACACTTCTTCATAGTTAGATAATAACTTACCACCAACTAATCTATATTCTCTTTGTGGCACTGATCCCTGTGTACTACTGATGAACACCTTTCTTGGTGTACCTATCATATCAGCAGGTAGTGCATATTCGTATTTGTATTCAGTTGTAGGCGTAGTAATGAGCCTAGCTAACTGAACTTTCTTAAATGAAAAAGACCAAGGATAACTTGCTAATGTCTTAATCTTAATATCTTTGTATAAACTGTCGCATATGTTAGCCTCATCTGTACCTTCGGTAAATGATGATATAGGACTTGCTCCAAGCATTAATAATGCATCAGAACAAATTGATAATGAGGTGTCTCCAGATGCCATTTATATTCTCCAAATGTGCAAATAGGTGAGAGCCGAAACTCCCACCCCTTGCATTAAAACTACAACTAGGCTACAGAAAGGTCTGTGCCAGCTGATACATCAACAACGCCTGCCGCTGTGTTAGTTAGTACGATGTGTAATGATGCTGCTGGTGTAGCAGTATCATAAATCATTACTAAATCACCTACTTTAAGCACGCTTGATGCGCTATTAAAATAACCAGAAGCTGCTACTGTTGCTTTAGCATCTGCTGATTTGTAAGTCCACATTTGAGGAGCATCACCAGCTTTTGACTGTGCGCCAGCTGGGCTTAGTCCATCTATGTTATAAGCCATTTTTATATCTCCTTAAATTATGATTCGTCTGCTTGAACTTCAACAATACCTTCGCCATCAATAGCAACTGAGCAAGCTGATAGCATTGCGTTTACTAAGTGTGATGTTTTTTCAGGTACATAGTTGATTTCAGTTTTAGGGCCGATGCCTTCGCCATAACCAATAGCAGTCTTATGGAATGCTAGGCAAGAACGAATACTTGAACCATCGATAGAAAGACCACCTTCAGTACGATCACCTAATGTGTGGAATTTAAATCCTAAGAATGTGTCAACTTCGCCAGATACTAACGCACGAACTGTGTTGAAGTCAGCGGATGTTACTGCTGTTTCTGATAGTAAGTGTGCTAGGTTGTTCGCATGAATAATCATGTGTCTGTCTTCTGCTGGTACATTGTTAGTGTCCATTGTTTTCTTTGCATCACGAAGTTTAGCAACTGTTAAGTTTGCAGAGCCATGAGCTACTGTAGAACCTTTACCTGCTAAAAGTGCATCAAGGATAAGTTGATCTTGTCGACGACCAATAGCGTTCGCTACTACTTGAACTAACTCTGTTCTTTCTTCAAAATTAACTTTTTGTTGCATAAAGATGTCTGAATACTCAGCTGCGTTCCAATCTTGCATAGTCGCAGTAACTTGTGAAAAGTCAGTATTGAGTGGTGTAACATCTGTTTGTGGTACACGAAGTGTAGCCACGCCTTTCCCAACTTTTGGGAATTTAACTAAATTGCCTTCAACGCCTCGTCTTTGTCTTGTAGCTTCTACAAGTGCGGCTTTACCTTGGTAAGCCTGTTTAACTTCGGCATCAAAGAGCGTTACATATGCTGGGGATAATCCGATAGACATATATATTCTCCTTAGAAATTAATAAATAAAAAAATTAATCGCTTTGGTATGCCAGAAGTCTGGGCCTGTGCTTGCTAATTACGATAGCCATACGACAAGATTACTTGCGTTTAAGGGTTGTATTACGAGTGAATACAATAAGCCTTAACTGTAAAGTAGCATACAATCAAGGCTATTGCAATAAATATTAACCGAAGTTTTGTGAAAAAGCTTTTTCTACTTTGGCTCTGTATACAGGATCAGTTTGATATTTTTCATCTCCGACCATAGCGTATAGCTCTTCTTTTGATGGCGCACCATCTACTGGGGCAGTTTCTACAGGAATACGACCTTCATAAGATGCTCTAACTTTTTCTAAAGCTGCGAGTCCTCTTGCCGTACCTCCCATTATTTTGAACTCTTCGAAGTCGTCTTTTCCCCACACGCCTTTCTGGACTAATCCAGCACCCCACTTAACCATGCCATTAATTCTAGCATCAGCGTTAGGGCCGAGTTGTTTTCTTTCTTCTTCTAAATTAACTTGATATTCTTCTGTAGCATTTTGATTCATGCCAACAACTTCACTTACTAATGAATCTAGTGCAGCTTGACTAATACCATTTTCTTTTGCCCATCCAACAACATGTTGTTTGACAGGATCATCTTCAGGAGTTTCACCAAATGCACCTAAATCATACTTACCATCTTTTGGTGCTTTATGTGTTCCTTGTGATATTTGTTTTCTTAAATCCATCCAAGATTTAGCTATACCTTCTAAATCAGGTTCTGCTCCATCTTCTTTCCAAAAGTTTTCAGGCCACCATTCTGGTCTTTCTAATGGCTCATCATCTCCCTCTTCTGCTTTTACTGCTTCAGGATCACGATGATCTATTTCTGTTTCTTTTGGATCTGCACTGACTTCCTCTTCTGGTGTTGCATCGTCGAGTAGGCCAGTTGTTTCTTCAGTTACCTCTTCCGAAGTTTCCTCAGTCGTACTAGGCTCGATTGCTTCTTCCATTATAATTTCCTTGCTCTAATTATCCTTGCTTCTAAATCTCTAATTATTGAATTTTGCCCTTCTCGATAAAATGCGTAACTAGAGTCGCTACCTGGCAAGGCTACAGGTTGCTCTAAAATAGTTTTTCGTAACCATTCCATTAATTCTATTCCATGTTCATTACCGAATACTCTTAAACATAATCGGTCTGTGTCATCTCTTTGTTGCTTAACATCTCTAGCATCAAGAGGTAATGCTTGTTCTAAGTCATCCCATCCAGCCATAATTTATCCTTGTTGTTGTGTAGCTGCTTCTACTACTTGTGCAGTTGCTTCAGGATTTTCTGCTGCCATCTGCATCATCTGTTGTTGTTGTGCAGCTTGTTGCATTTGTTGTTTCATCATCATACGCTCTTGAGGTGTTGGTCTAAGTTTTTGTGGTACGCCTAACTTCTCAGCAACATAATCCATCATCTCATCTACTTTAATATTAACTGCGCCTTCAGGCCCAGCACCTTGTGCAATCTGTGCATACTGTAATACATTCTGCACTTCTTCCATATTCTGTGCCATTGCTAATGGTGCAACAGGTGATACTTTTATTTCTAATCCATTAACTTTTAATGGTAAAGTAATTAAACCTTTTTCATCCATTACTTGTAGCATACGCTTTACAACAGGAATCATTGTTTCATTAATTAAACGACCAAATGCAGAACCTAAGTTCTGTGATAACTCTTTCATACGCTCTACAACTTCTGTTGCTGATCGTGCTGACATATTATCTGGCGGTAATGATTCATCTAATAATGTACGCTTAATGTTACCTCTTAAATCATCCATAACAATTTGTGATACATTAAAGTCACCTGCTCTTGGTAGTGGTCGTAAAGATTCACCTTGTGGGCCACCATTTCTAGCTACAGGAATAATAGCACCTGGCATAATCTTAACTGTGTTTGGATTTAATACACCATCATCTGCCGCAGTGTAAACACCACTAATAGATAATGAAGCATTCTTTAATACTAACTCTAGTGTTTTATTAAGTGTTTTAATGTCAGGCATAGCAGTAATAAGTGGGCCTCGTCCATATGTTTCTCCTGCAACTTTTGCATAACGAGAAACAATCCAAGGTGTATTATCCATTCTTCTATACACTAATTCTGTTTTACTTCTTTTATCAATTACATGATAACAATAGTCACCACGCTCAGGATCGAATATAGTTGCTTCAACTAACTCAACTTCTTCTGTTGGTTTTTGATCTATTAGATTTTTTAACTCTGCTGGAAGTTCTGCATCAGGCCATTGTCTTTGTATAGACTCTGCTTTTAATTTCATTCTTCTATAGACATTATCTACTTGACCATTAGCTCCCTCGTCAAATGCAACTAAAAATTGTGGTACAGAAATAAAGTTTATAGGATTTGTATCGTCTCCTGGTTGCACTAACATAACTGCTGTACCTACGCATAGATCTAATAAAAACTCACCAATAGCAATATCAAAGTTAGATTGTTTTAATGTATCAAATAACTTATCGCCATATGCATCTAATGCAGCTTGTGCTTCTGCTTTTCTGTCTTGTGGTATATCTGAACCAGGCTCTAGTCGACACCACTTTCTTTGTGGTGGAAATATGCCTGATTGCATTCTATTTGCAAATCTTTGTGTAGAGTTGATTGCAGTAGAATCAAATACACGATTCATTTTCTTTTGACCTTGTACGCCACCATTATAGTAGCCATCGTACAAATTCCTTTGTGGTAATGCAAACTCGTAAGCTTCATCATAAAGACTTCTAAAATCTTCTTTTTTAGTTAGTGCTTTATCATGCCTAGCTAATACTTGCTTTGCATCTAATCTCATCATTGCCATAGTTATGCCTTTTTATTTTTAGCTGCAAAATTACGAGCGGCTTCTTTACTGCCAAAACCCCACTTCTTTAATGCAAGTTTTAATCTAGTTGGCCTACCTTTTGAATCTTTTAAAGGGCCTGCCATACCACCAAAGCGAGCAGCAAAAGAAACACGCCTCCCGTCCGTACCAGATCCCTGCGGCTTTTTAAGGTTTGAACCTTCAGTTCTTTTAAAATATTTACGGCCTGCTTCATTTAAACCTCCCTTTGGATTTTGATATTTCTTTGCTACCATTATGCTGTTTTCTTTTTCTTTTTAGGAAAACCAGCTACCATATTTTTATATGCTTTGTCTGATATAGTAGATTTAGATTTAGGACGACTAATCCCTTTTTTCTTTCTTGCATTCATATTTGCGTATAAACCTTTAGCCATTATTTTTTCTCCTCTTTTTTCTTTTTACCAAAAATGTTTTTTAACACTCCCTTAAATGGATTGTCTCCCATTGTTCCTTTAGTAGTAAAATAATCATTTTGTAAATCTAAAAATAATTCTTTATCATCTTCATATGCTTTTTTCATAGAAGCTTTAGTTGGTTTACCATCTTCTCCAAAACTAATTCCTTTTTTTTCATACTTCTTTTTTTTATCTTCTGCCATGATTTATCCTAATTTTGTTTTGCCAATACCAAGACCTAAACTTCCAAGTGCTGGTAACCCTGTTGCTAATCCTTCATCTTTCCTTGTTGATCTTCCCATCAAACCACTACTACCTCTTGCAGTACGCTTACCTTTTTTACTTTGTGCAGTAGCTCTTTTTGACAGCCTTGTTCTTTCTTTTGCTTGAGATTCAATTGCTTTAAGTTCGCCAACATCTAAATCTCTTTGCTCTTGATAATCAACTTGTCTGGTTGTTATACTGCTATCATATATATTTGATCTGTAAGGACGAGGGCCACCAAATCCCATTACACTTCCAGCATTTGCACCTGTACCATCTACCCAAGATGTATTCGGCCCAAACATATTTCCTGTTCGAGCAAGGTATTGTGTTTTGGTTTTCTTTTCTGTAATGCCTTCTTTGATTTGTCGATCAAGTTGTTTGTTCCACCAATCTTCTGACTTAAACTGATCGCCAGCGAGCTTTCGTAACTCTTCTTGTAATTCTTTTTGTGGAGCAACTAATCCTTTAGATAGTGCCATTCCAAAGTCTAATGCCATCTTTCTAGCCTAAAGTTTTTTTGTATTCATCATCTATCCCTGTTTCAGGTGTTAGACGATCTGCTAATAACATACGAGAACCACCACGAGATAATGCTCGTTTTTTAGAAGCCATTGTTTCTCCTCTTTCTCTTCTTTCTTCTTCTGCTTCTTTCGTTGCTTTAGCAGTTTGTTCCCTAGACATTCTTAAAGATTCTTCTGCTGCTGATGTATCTGGCTTTGGTGCGCCACCCATAATACCACCCATTACTTTCTCCTCATTATAAATGTATCATCTTTGTCAGCACTATATTTTTTCATCAAACCTTCTGATTCAAACTTTAAATATTTTGCCCAAGACAAAGCTCGCTTATCGTTAGAGTTTACTGTGATTTGTAGGCGATGTAAACCAAATGATATCTCACAGGTATCAAAGAATGATATAGCACTTTTAGTCATAGCTATTGGATATCGTCTAGCTTTCTCTGAAAATATAGACCACGCTTCAGCAACACCATGCCACATGACAAAACACCCAAACACAGCAACAGGAGTATCGCCAACAAATGCAGTAATACTAGGGCCACATTGAGACTGTATGTCCAAATGGCGGATTCTATCTTTAAGCGTAATTGATTTAGGCGATTCATACTTTATGTCCCACTCAAAGTTTTTAATATGATCAATATGAAATGGTAAAAAATAAGCTCCCTTTACTACTGGCATTTCTTTTAATATTTCTACTGTCTTACTTAAATACATCAAACTCTGCTGTCGCAACAGTCTGCACTATCATTGTATTAGCTGCTAAACTGTTCTTAGTCATTCGTTTATGCTCGCCTCCACCCAACATTAAATAACCAAAAGCATCGCCAATGTGTGAGTGTTCGTTTTTATTTGGACTATCTTTAAACCTTTCATGTCCTGCACCGACAGCAATACGCTTAAAATGATAGCCACCTGCTAATGACTTTCTTATCATCTTACATGATTTATCCACAATCAAACCAGGTTTACCATTAATTAATCTTTGCATTGGCGCAGCTGCTCCCTCTCGCCTAACCTTAAAGTTATTAGATGCAGTGGGTTGCGCACGCAATCCTAGTGTTCGTAAGTAATCAAATGCAGTTACTTCATAGATTGCATCTCGTTGCATACCCGCAGGATCACCCCATATTAATACTTGTGCTTTAGGATATTTAGCATTGAGTTCTGCTAACAACTGATTACCAAACCTTTCTAACCCCATATCTTCTGTGACTATCTCATGCAAGATAACCCATCGACCATTGTTTAATCTTTGTCCAATAGCTGCGGCAGGTGTCAAACCAAAGTCAAGTCCAACATGAATAGGTAGTTGTTGATCGTATTCTACATCGCCACTCATCATTAAATCATTATATTCAGGCCATACAGGTTTACCTTCTTGTACATAAGTATATTTACCTTCAGCATAACAGCGTATCCAATCTAGGTTTTTACCGCCTAGCATTTGCATATAGTAACCACTAGGTAAGTTATTTACATTCTCTGCTTTACTGTTTATTGTCCACCATCTTCCTCCTGAGAAAACATGATCGTTGGCTTCTGGATTTTCTGGTAAATCTTCAGGCTGGACTTCGACCACACCGCCTGGTTGTTTAAAAAACTGCCAAGCAAACTTTCCTGACAGCTTGTCTTTTTCTGACAGTCTGTACCACCAGTGGTCGTCATCCATTGGGTTAGTGTCCATCCAGACTCCATGCCATGTAGGGCCACCATCACGCTTAGTAGGATACCTACCCACACGATGAGTAAGACCATCAATAACTGCCTTAGGAAGTTCTCTAGCTTCATTAACCCATGCCCCCGTTAGTTCTAATGATAAAAGTTTTCTAACATCCTTTGGTTGATCGAGTGCTAGGAATATAACTTCACAGTCTATTCCACATGCATCACCACGCTTAGGCAATCTAATATGATGTGTTATTGGTGGTGTATATAACATTGGCCCAAAAGTATTTTCAGGAAATATCTCTTGCCATGTTTTAATTGTTGTTGTTTTTAGTTCAGGATATGAGTTACGCACGATAACAAATCTGGTGTAACGAACATTGTCATGTGGTGATGGTTTCTGCCTAACAGCACGCATCATAATTTCAGCAGCACAAGCGTAAGACTTACCGCTACCTACTGGCCCCATTAACCCTCTAACAAAAGAATTATCCTGTAAGAAATCATAAGTTGTTCTAGCTCCAGTAAAATCTAAATCAATTCCTGGGCCAGCAAGCGTTTTGGCACTACGGACTTTCTTATTGCTCATCGTCTATGTCTTTGAACTTCATTGTCAGCATACGCTTGAGTTCTTGATTCTCTGTATACAAAGCATCAATAACCTCCATAACCCTTGAGTTATTTTGGTTAGCCATTGTAAACTCTTTGCGCAGTTGATCAATCTGTAGCTTGATGTCCATGCTCTTTTCTCCATTGCTTCCAAAGTTGTAAAGTATGTATTGCCTTATCTATATCTTCATCACCATTACCTTTTCGATCTACTCTTGTCACATACTTAATAATTGTATGTTGCATTGCATTTAATTTATTAGCCATAGAAAACTGCATCGGCTGGATTTTCATTTGCGTGTAGTGATTACCACCTACTTGAGTGTCTTTAGGATTCATCTCGCTCTACCTTTATTGTTAAGTGCATCTTTTGCAAATTGAATTCCTATTGCTAAAGTATAATTAGGATTAGCAAGAATATCTTTTGCCCATTGCTTTGGAGTCTGTGTATTTTTATTAAGTTTTTTTAATGACTCTAAAAACTCGTCTTTAGGACTCATCTATTACCTCTGGTGCTTTAATATTAATACCAATTACACTTGGTTTATCAGATTCTTCTGGGTTATCAAGTAAGCCACTTGCTTTTGCAAGTAAGCGCAATGTTTGCACTTTGTCCCAAAACTCTACTGCTATCATACCATCCTTATCAATCTTGATTGATTTAATAGCTTGTAGTGCATGTTCAGGAATATCTTTACTTGCTTTGACTTGAACATTGCCTCTATCGTCCCATTCCATAACATCAGTTATTTTAGTGTTTGCCATACAAAGAAGGCTGTACGCAACAGCCTCTCTGTTTGCAGCGAGTGTCGTGCTTTTCTCCAGATTTCTCTGTAGCGTTCGGACACCGCCATACCCAGATAGACTAGGTATAGGTTTATTTTTGTTTTTAGTTTCAGCCATTAAAAGGGTAGATCATCTTCTATTTCGCTAAAGCTTTCAGGTTGAGGAGCTTTGCTTGTATTTTGTACTGGTGCGGTGCTACCTGAGTTTTGAACAGGATTACCAATCTTGATCCCCATCCAAGTCTTGCCACCCTTTTCGTTATTCCATAAATCGATGTAGTGTTCACTTCCATCAGGTAATAATATTTTCCCTCTGTGATCTGCATGCCAATCTTCTGTCTTGCGGTCGTTCGGCCAAACTGATCCTTGTCCTGGTTTAACTTCATAATCCTGAGCCATGTTCTTCTCCTATATAATTATATAAATATACGACAGCTTTACCGCCATCGACGTGTTCCCCTCTAGCAATCTCGATATATTCAATCTGGCTATCATCATCATACATGCCAGCTTTCATTAATGCATCTAAAATAGCTTTTAAGGTGTTGTCTAAATCAAACTTTCGTTTCGATCTAGGATGAATCATTACGCTTATGGCAACTTGTTTATCGCCAAATGTTTGCGGTTTTTTATTTTTGACAACAAGCGATACCTCTTCGGTAAACTTTACCCCAGCTGGACTAATATATCTTCTGTGTCCATTTGCCCTCCAATAAGTATTAACACTTGGTGGGTAAGGTAAATCTAGCCGAACAGTTTTTTTCATAACTTGTTTAGTCTACTGTTTATGTCTTTGCCAAGATAGGACTTGATTGCTTCATTAATAATTCCAGCTTTAGTCTTTTCTTGTTCCTTTGCTGCTTTACCTAGCAGATCAACACTGGTTGGTGTTAGTCTAACTAGAAATGGTTTCAAATCACTCACGCTAATCTCCTTTGTATTTATTAATAATCTTTTTACTCTTGGGTTGTTGCTTCTTCTTCTTCTTTAACTCTTTCGCTTGCTTATCGTACTTCAACGCTTGTGCTAGGGAGTGGAGAGAGACTGACCGACCACCATTGAAAAACCCCTTAGTCATTTTCCAATACCCATCTGCTCTCGTCCACTTATACTCTAAGTTGTTACCATTGTTAAACTCATCGCATATCATATGGTAGAACTCTTTAAGTTTCAGTACAATTCCTTTTTACTTTACAGACATCATGCGAATCATAATATCTTACAGATCCATTCTTCATGTCTCTATTAATAATCTGTGTATCTTTCGGTAGGTGTATATATTCTTTTTGTAGACATTTGTATTCCATTTCAACTTTGTTTGGATCTGGATAATGTAAGTTGACATACAAAACCGCCTCTTGGCACGAGTTAAAATTTCCAACATACTCCCATTTAGAAAATGGCTCAGGCATTAAATTAATTACCATGACAAATGCAAATTCAATCATAACTACTCCTCAAAGTTGTTAATCTTATTTACTTTGACTATATGCTTAATATCTTCGTTATCCAACATATAACCTTTTACATCATCCCACTTAATTGAGTCATCAAAGATAATTCGTCTCAAGTTACCTCTAATGCCCGGATAGGCAGATCGTTTTCTACTCTCTACATACCCTAGCTCTTCTAACTTCTTTAGTTGGTTAAAGACATTCTGATAGCTTGTTTGTAACTTACTCGCCATTGTCCTCAATCCAACAATACTAAATCCTTGTTTGTTACAGTACGCTGCTAATATACCTAGTGTTCTTATATTGGCGGCAGATACTTTCTTATCTATAATTGCTTTAAACGGCAACACGACAAAGTGTCTATGATCCTTAGGTATCTTATATTCCATACAATAAGTATATCTCATAGATATAGTTGGTCAAGTAAATAAACTAATTGACTTATCTGCTCAATACTGTAAATTAATAAATACGGGGGCATTACCCACCCCTCCTGTCGGTAGATGGTGACCAAGGGAATAAACGAGTTTAACCGCAGAGATACCTTAATAATCCATATCAGTTCATCGATATATAGAGAGTACAGGGATCGTGAAAGCGGAGGTTAATAACCTATACTAGATAAACGAGAGCCATCCCTCCTTTTTAAGGGAGTGACCCCATATCGAAAATACTCTTTTTCTATACGGGTTAGGTCTTATGTCGCTTTTAAATATCAGGGTAGGTCAATATCGTAACGATACAATCGTTATCAATTTTTTATAAAAAAAATATATGACAACATCACCTTGTGTTCAAAAGTGCGCTCTTGATGTCGATTTAGTCTGTAGTGGATGTGGTCGTCATATCAACGAGATCGATAGTTGGGATGACATGAGTCCTACCGACAAAGAAAATGTGTTCAGGATCGCTAATGAACGACTTTTCAAAAAACTAGCAAAAATTTGAGTGAGACACCCTATATATGCAGTGGGGGTACGGGGGGGGCAAAGGTCAAGTTATCCACAGGAAATCCACAGATCGATCCACAGTGGCCTAGTTTCTATCCACAAGTTATCCACAAAAGCTGCTTTGATTAATTAGTTATTTAAGACACTCAAAATGAACTAGTTTATATCTATCCTCATTTAATATGATATGTAAATTACAACAATGACAATCAATTGACAACTGATTATATATTGAAGCCTTTTCTGATTTCATATTGTTAATAGTTGCATTTTAAAATTACATCAATTAAGATATCGCTAAGCTCTCAAATTAGGGAGTATTTATAAACTTTAAAAGGTAGAATAATTATGAAACAATCAGCGATGAATAACTTTAATAAGTTCGCAACAAATGAAACTCCACTTAGTAAACAGAAAGAATTATTAGGTCTTGATTATCTTGAATGTGAATTATCAGATGATGACTATGATGCAGATGTTGGATTTGTCACAAAAGGTGATACTCTAATAAATCAATTTTATAATGGCAATTGGTCAGCATCCGTTCAAGAGATGAAAGACCACTTTATTTGGTGGAATGAGTTGTTGGATTATATGCAAGACCATGAAATTTGGAGTGACTTTATAAAAGAAAATGACCACTTTGACCACGCTTTTTGGGGTGAATTAGGTCATGCATTAGGGAGGAAATCATAATGAATGACATAATGAAAAAAGTAAGTGATGAAAGTTATCTTATAAAAATGTTTGATGATTTCAGACTAGGATATATAAATAAGTTTGAAGTTTATCCATCTGCATTGAAACTCATTAAAGAAAAAAGAATTACATTAAAGAGGGTCAAACAAATTGCATGGATGACATGCAAAATACCCTCCAATGTAGTTGATGATAGAATTCAATACATGCAAATTTTAGAAAATCAATTATAAAAGTATCAACTCATAACATCTCTTTTTGGGGTGTTATGGGATTGTTATTTTTAACAATCATTTTATAAACTTTAAAAGGTATAAAAATAATGGATAAACATAAATTAGCATTTAATCAATTAAAAGCAGAAACACGTTCTTTGACCTATCCAATCATGAATCCTCATGATGATATTACAGAACTATTTAATTATGCCAATGATAAAATCATGGATTATATCAACAGACAAAATCACAACATGCAATATTTTAGAGATGAGTTCTCAAGGTTGAGACATCAAAACGATAAACTTCAAAAAATGCTAGTTAAATCAGTTTTAAATATCACCTATTCTGAACCACTCACATTTGATGAAATCACTAGGATATTGAGAAGATATGAATCACCAAAATTGGAAAGTTCAACACATTCAAAGATCCCAATCAAGTATATCAATGAGGTCAAAAAGCATTATAAAGGCAA